AAGGACTTACCTTGTGACTTACGGAGGTGAGAGATTACACCTAACCATACGTCATGCTTCTTTACTACCTTTAGCAGGTCAGACATGATGGCATCAATAGCCTCGTTACCAGTCTTACCATCAGCACCCTCAGATACAGCAATGGTAATATGGTCAAGGACTAGGTACTTACAACCCAACAAACATAGGTTTTCTATCTGATCTATAAGAGATGAATCAGATACAGCACCGTTATGATCAAGCAGAATGAGACGATCATCTCCAAATACTTTATCAAAAGCTTCTCTCTCCTGTTCTTCAGTTGGATCTTCGGGGGTGAACATCTGTATGAACTTCTGAGCAGAGTCACCAATAGATTCTTCTAAAGAAATAATACCAATGTTATCCTCGGTCTCTTGCTTTAGCTGTAAGATAATCTCTTTAATCATGGTTGACTTACCTGACCCAGTACCTGAGGTGAACAATGTAATCTCACCCTGACGCATACCCTCAAGCTTATCATTAAGACCTGATAGGCAAGTGGGATAAGGTACAGACTTGACTGACTTACGTTTTGCAAACTCTTCCCAGATAGCTTCACCACGTACCACACTGGCAGGTGTGTATTGCTTAGCACCCCAGAAGGCACTGATGATAGCTGACGGTCCGTGTTTTATCAGGGTTTCACAGGGATCATTCTCAGGTAGGTGTGCTACCTTTACTTTATCCCAGCCGATAATCTTAGCTGCTTTATCTACAGCACCCTCACCAGCTTCGTCCTGATCAAACATAAGTACTACGGTATCAAACGATCTTACCCACTCACGATTAGCAATCAACGGTTGTAGATTACTTGATGATGGTAAGGATACCGCAGGGTATATCTTGTTACCTTGAGATAGATTAGCCTGGGCTACAGCCATAGCATCTAGCTCCCCCTCTGTGATAACAAGAGTCTTACCGCCTCTACTAAATGACGACTGACCAAACAGTTCGATGTCATTGAAGTTACCCTTGACCCTGAAGTCTTTAGGTAACTGGCGGATCTTGTAAGCTACCACTCCACCCTTCTTAGTATAGGGGTAGTAGTGTGCTTCGATAGTACCATCCATGTTGTACGATACTTTCATTCCGTAATGCATTGCAACTTGCTTTGTGATCCCTCGCTCTTGCACTCCACGAGTGTCGTAGGAATCAATGGTGTCTAGAGTTTCGTTTGGTATTGAAGGTTTAGGTTGTGACATATCAACTTCTCTATCTTTTTCATACGTAACTTTACCACATACATAACACTTGCCCACACCGTTAGAGTACATACCGACTCCATCAGATGAGCCACAGTGTTTGCATGGCATGTGTTTTACAAATCTATCTTTACCCATTAAGACCACCGTTCTTCTTTAAGGTTCTTTACCATCCTTCGTTTCTGTTGAGACTCCTTCTTCTTTTTCATTCGTGCTTGCTTCTTGTTTCTTGAACTCTTCTCGTATGTCGTTGGTGATTCCGAGAAGTTTCTTTCTTGTTTCATTGTTTACTGATTCCTTAGGAATAAATTTAATTGCACCTATCTGTCTGTTCAGGAACACTGGGGTTCCATCAGGATACTTCTCGGTCAGCACATCTAAGCTCCACTGTACCTTGACTTCTCCTGCAGATAAGCCACCTTTAGTTTCAAACAACTGCAGTATCTCATACGTAAAGTACTCTTCACCCAGATCACTTATTAGTTTATTGATATGAGATGAAGAACTCTTGTATGTTTTCCAATTAGATACCTTACGCTCTTTACCTTTGCGATACATATGGAATTGTTTCTTACCAATGTATCTCTTTGGTTCATCGGGATGACTGCAAGTTATCATATAGATAAACCCGAAGTAATCTTCAGGATCAAAAGGAGGACCACTGTATAACCAGTGGCCCAAGTCTTGGTTAAAGGGGACTATTGATTTTGGATAATTATCGCTATAGATATCCTCCAAAAACAGATTATAGTCTCCGTTATAATACTCTTTAATATACTCCTCTTCGGTTATCCCTTCATCCTCTAGCTGTTGCTTTACAAAATTAAAATTAGTCATCTTAAGTTACTCTTCCCAAAGACTTCTTCTAAAGTAAGCTCTTTAATATCGTCAAAAGATCTACGCATGTAGATTAGATTAAAGCATAACGCAAGCTTCTCTTCCCAATCACGAGGGTGTTTATCCCTCCATGTAGATCTAACTACGTCTAGCATATCATCTTTAGAAACATCTTTGAGAATCTTCTCAGCAGTCTTAGGGCCTACTCCTTTCAAACCTTGGATGTTATCTGATGAGTCACCAGTTAGTAGTTGTTTACACAGTAGGTAATGACCATTCTCTTCACTGATTTCATACAGCTTATCTTTATTAAAGTTGTAATGCCAACCAGGGATCATGTCAATGTCTTTATCTATGTGAGCAATAACCCAAGAGTCTCCAGCTTCTTGTGCTTCGGTTGCCCAGATAGATACTAGGTCATCTGCTTCGCAACCATCAGCGGGTACACACTCAGTATCCCAACAGTACTTGTATAAGTTATCAAGTCTTTCTTTAATCTTTGGATCTACTTCATACTTGTTACGGTTAGCCTTGTAGTCTTCTGCTAAGTCGTGCCGAAAGTTACCCTTACCTTTTACAGCAACGTAACCCTTCGAGCTGTTGGTGTCTCTCATCACAGCTTTCAATGCCAAGTCAAAGGTACTCTGGGCTTGGCTGTCTGTATCTACAGTAGCTGCAATGCGGTACAACATAGAGTCTGCATCAATAAAACATTTATCAAACTCAAACTCTTCTTCATTAGTGAACGTCAGCATAGCTATCTCCTATTTCTCCGTCACCGTCCATACACATAACACCTACAGATTTAGGTGCCTCTCTGAAAGCTTCAACACAGATATCCTTTACGGCCTCTGCATCGCTTTCTTTTGCTACGAATACTACTTCATCATGATAGAACAGAGTAGGATAGGCGTCAAGGTTTTTCTCCTTGATCTTATCATAAGCATATACCAACGCAGCTTTACAGGTAATACCTTCCAGTGTTTGCAACAGGTAGTTCAATGATTGATGCTCTGAACCTACCATGATACGTCTACCATCTGCACCCATAATAAACCCTTGCCCTGTTCTCATAAGAGAGTGTCGGTACTCATCTTCTAAGTTATCCTTCAGACTTTTAAGTCCAGGTAATGCAGCCTTGAATTTATTATCAGCATCCTTACCAATCTTAGCAGACTTCTTACCTGACACAGCTTCACCTAGCTTAGCGTGACCTGCACCAAACAAGTAGGCATAGATGAATGTCTTAGCCTGTGGCCTGGAGATCCCAAGGATATCTGCATTACGTTGGTGTACATCCCCGTTGATTACCTCATTGGTAAAGGTATCATCATTAATATAATGACACAACCCACGGAACTGATTACCTGCAGAGTCTGCACCGATAACTTTGTAGCCATCTTCAGCAATCAACAGGCTCCGTAGTTCCTTACCATAGGGGGCATAGACACCTGGAATGTTGACGATTGTCCTGTGCCTACACCTGAAAGATGGAGTGCCGATTGTAAACATAGAGCCATGAAGACGACCGTCATTAAACTTCTCTTCATCTTTAACCTCTTCTATCCAACCTTCGACTGTACCCAGTCTGTTACGTAACATGTAGTAGTCACTGATAAGCTTACCTAATCTACCCAACGGCTTCAAAGAACTATCGGTTAGCTTAGGGCTTTGTCTAATCCACTTACCATTAATCTTCTTAACAGTCCAGTCATCAGGCTTCCACCCCCTATCCATAAGGAACTTCTTAACCTCTGCCATCTGACCTATGTTAACATTGACTAACTCTACTCGAGTGTATGGTCCAGCTACAATACCATCGGATGCCCGACAGTCTTCTTCAATCTGGAACCAATCAGTTACCCTTTTATAGTAGTAGCCATCTTTCTTTGTGATCTGATCTACTTCTTTGTTGCCTCTCATAACAGCAACCTTACCAAGCTGGGGGTTTATCTCTTCCTCGATATGCTCCATCTCTTCAATGATATGTTCATACAAAGCCTCTGCTTTATCCATATCAAATACCCAACCCTTCTGAGTAATCTCTGCATTTACTTTTGCAAAGTCA